AGAAAATGGCTGAAGTCGAAGAGAAAAACATGGAGTTTTCCACACAGGAATTCACACAATTCCTGGACCAATTGAAGCTAGTCCTGACGGACACGGCCGGAGAGGCGCTCCAATTCGTCTTTGAAAAGACGTTCCCGCCGCTGGCCGAACGTATGGAGATGATCGCCCAAGCCCAACTCGTCCTCGCCCGTTCGCTCCGGACCAATCGCAGGGACGCCAACGCGCTCGAATTCGCCAAGCTGTTCCTGGGCCGCGCGATGGAAGACAAGGAAAACTCGCTGGAGCCTGCGCAGATCGCTGCGTCCGCCTACGCCATGGCGACAGAGATGGAGATCCACGCCCAAGTCGCCGACATGCAGTCAGAAGGGAAGCAGAAGAACCTGGAACGGCATGTCGAGGCGGCACCGCCCAAGACAGACACAGCGACTCTCGTCAACAGCTTCTTGGGCCGTGGCAAGGAGGCCAAAGGCGGCAAAAAGCACTAAGCTATCAGGATGGCGTTGTTGAAGCGACGAGAAGCACTGGAAGCGGCCGCGTACATCTACGAGCAGCGAATTCGCGGAAAGCGCGACAAGTACATCCAGGAACAACTCGGTCTTGACGCTGATCAGTACGCCGAGGCATGCAAATTCTTGCTGGAAAACCGCTCGGAGCAGCTCCGGGAGATGCCGCGCGAACACGTATATGTGGAGTACGTGATTGACCAGAAGAAGAATATCAAAGACCTCGACAGCTTGATCAAGAACCTGGACGCCAACAGCCAATACAACGCGCTCATCGGCGCCATCCGCCTCCGTTCTGACATCCAGAACAAGATCTTGGACCGCGCCCAAGAGTTTGGGCTGGTGAAGAAGGAGGCGGAGAAGCGCGAGTTGATCGGGGGCATTGCTCTGTTCGACCTCGCCGCGGACGACCTCAGGAAGAAGATCGTCAGCCACACCAAGGGCCTCGCGGACGTCATGCGCGACTATGGCGAAAAGGACTTTCTGCGGTTGCCCTCGCCAGAGCTCCACTATGGCGAGTCGGCCTTTGAGACGACCGGCGAAGAAGCTGCCGATTCAGCGGACGAAGACGACGAGGCGGAACTTGAGAAGCCGTCCGGGCGCGCGAAAGCCAAGGAAGCGGCCAAGGCGGCCATCCTGTCCGCCATGAAGAAAGCGAAAGCAAGGTAGGAATCGATGGATCGAGCCAAGCGCGTAATGCGTGAGAAGTGCACGGATTGCAACGGGCTCGGACACGGTTCTGAATCATTCCTGAAGGCGTGCGAGAAGTGCGAGGGCACCGGCTGGCAACGGATTCGCTGCAGCCAGTGCTGGACCTGGAGGGGCGCAGGCTTCTTCAAGGGAAAGAAAACCAACCTCACGAAGCGCTGCCACATCTGCACGAAGAAATACGCCAACTGGGGCGCGAAGTCTTTGGAGGAGCGCGAGCGCGCGACCTCGCCGCGCTCGCGAATCAGTTCCAGTGGCCCGTTGAGGGTGCTCTTTGTCCGTGAATCGGGAAACCGCAAGACAGGCCCGATACCCGTCACCATGACAGCTGCGTCGACCTGCCCGCCGTCGTGCCCGTTGATGAACCGCGGCTGCTACGCAGAGCAGCACATGGTTGCCATCCATTGGCGGCGCCTGAGCGCAGGCGGTGGCATCTCGTGGCAGGACTTCCTGAAGGAGGTCCGAGCGCTTCCCGAGGGGCAGATCTGGCGCCACAACGAAGCGGGCGACCTCCCCGGAGACGGTGAACGGCTAGACGTCGCGAAGCTCGAACAACTCGTGCTCGCGAACAAGGGCCGACGAGGCTTCACATACACACACAAGTCGCTCAGGCACGCGGCCATCTACCGCACGGCCAATGATCTGGGCTTCACGGTCAACATTTCGACGGACACCCTGAAGCAGGCCGATGAAGCGGCAGCGCTCGGGCTCCCGGTCACGACCGTCCTGCCGCACAATGCTCCTGACAAGGGGAACCGGACGCCCGAGGGGCGTCACGTCGTGGTCTGTCCGGCGGAGCTTCGCGACGAGGTGACGTGCGAGCGCTGCAAGCTTTGCGCCGTCGGATCTCGGAAGTCCATCGTGGGCTTCCGAGCGCACGGCGACAGAAAGAAGCAGATCACCGAGCGACACCGCCAACTACCGCTGATCACCTAGCGCGTACGCGCGCGGGCGCTCGCGGGGTTAAGCTCGACTCTTCAACAACGAAGTCACCTTCAAGTCCCGCAAGGGACAGGCCGCTGGGTTGAACTCAGTTCAGATGGCTGTCAAGAAGGCAAGCTTCAGAAGAGGCGAAAATGAGTTCAGGCGCACGCAAAAAGTATCGTGGTAGTTTCATTGGCACCGGCGCTCAGCTGGACGTCACTGTGATTGGCTTCCGCCCCAAGGAAGTCACTCTGGAGAACGTCGGCGCTGGCTTGTCGCAAGGGCACTGGACGGAAGCATATCCGGACGGCGCGATGATGAAGGAGATCACGGCCGGCACTACGTCGTATGTGACTGGCGGAAATGGTATCACGCCGCTCGTCAACGGCTTCCGCCTCGGTGCGGATGCCAACTTGAACATCGCTGGCCAGCAAGTCTTCTTCACCGCCGAAGAGTGAGAAGCGGCCGCGAAGCGGCTACGATAGCGGGCGATGGCGACCTTGCCAGATAACTAGGTGCCTCCTGGCCTGGCAAGGTCGCTGTCCAACCCCAAGAGGTAACAGCAAATGCGACCGCAAACAGCATCGAAACGCGCCCCTGAATACGAATTGAATCGCATCGTTACGGTTGCTGATTCAAGTCGGAGAACCAAAGCGCTCGGTTGCAACTTCGGGCCTTCGCAAGCGTGGGGATTTGTCCAAGTCGTCCCTATAAATACGGCCACCCCGCCGTCGGATTTGGCTTCCGTCGACCTTCTAACTGGCGCGACATCAAACCCTGTAGTTAATGTTCTTTTTTGGAATGATGCGTTGAGTCTATTCATTCCAAGGACGCCGGTTTTGGGATTCACAGCCCAAGGCGCTGGCATAGCGAGCGAATTTGAATTCGCCTCTGCCGGGAGGCTAGTGATGATCGAAGTGGCGTCTGGCGTAACAGCAGGGCAAGGCGTCTTGATCTTTTGCGCCGGCCATTCTCTGTCGGATGGATACTCATGAAATTCCCAGAGGCGCCCACCTGCCACGCCAAGGCCAGGCGCTGGGGACCAGATCCAATCAGCTGGCGCGAGCCGCGAGTGGACAAGGAATACGGCGTCACGGAGCCGTTCCGGCGTTGTTCGTACTGCGGAAGCATCCACCCGGAGGACTTGATCAGACTCCTGGGCGAGGGCGCGACGCTGAACGGCGCCGACTGGAAGTACGGTTGGCCGCACAAGTTCTACGTGGAAGGCGTCCCGAACAAAACCACCGAGGTGGTGGCCAAGGTCGGGTCCAACTCCAAAGCCGTCGATGGCGTAGTGGTAACCACACCGATTCTTGGCAAGCCTCCGCGCGAGTGCCACGTGAAGTGGTACAACGAGCACATCATGGACGAAGGCTATGATGACGAGGCGCGCTGCGCGTTGATGTCCGTTCTGGAGGCTAGCGGCATCACCTTCTCGATGAAAGATGGCGAATTGGTCTATCGATCGCCCTGCCACGGCTTTCAGAAATGACAGTGTCCTCGCTCACCACTACGAAAGCGCTAAAGAGCGCGGACCGAACCGAGCTGGTTGCGAACTTCAAACACGTTCGCAACATGGGCAACGAGTGGATTCGACGCCAGGTCATAAACAACAACCGCATCGACATCCTGGCGGGCGTCGTCCTCGGGATGAAGCTTCAGCCATTCCACATTTCGCTTCTGCGGTATCAGTTCCAGCATCCGGACAATCTCCAGCTCGCCTTCCGCGGCGCAGGAAAGTCGACCTCGTGCACAATCACGAAGGTCATCCACCTGCTCCTGAAGGACCCCAATCTGCGGATCCTGATCGCGTCGAAGACGGCGCAGAACGCCTCCGGCTTCCTGAAGGAGATCAAGAACCACTTCGAGTCCAACGCGCTCCTGTCCGAGATCTTTGGCGAGTATTACGACCAACGCAAGGTCACCAAGTGGGACTCGACTGAGATCGAAGTCCTGCCGCGAACGAAGCCAAACAAGGAAGCTTCGATCACCTGCGTAGGCGTTGAAGGCACCATCGTCTCGAAACACTATGACGTCATCATCTCTGACGACTTGGTGGACGAGGAGAACAGCCGCACGAAGGGCCAGCGCGACAAGACGCGCACGTGGTACTACCAGACCCTGGACCCGACTCTGGAACCGCCTGATAGCAGCGTTCCGCACAGAGGCGAGCACCACCGTTTGGGCACGCGCTACCACTATGACGACTTGTACGGGCACTTCATCGCGAACGAGCTGAAGGCGCATCACAACATCGTTCCTGCCCTGGATGAACGCGGACGCTCGCCGTGGCCGGAGAAGTATCCGCCGCGCTGGTTCATTGAGAAGAAGCAGAAGAGCGGCCTGATCATCTTTAACGCCCAATACCAATGCGACACGGAGGCGATGAAGGGCGAGATCTTCCAGATTGACGACTGCCAGATCTGTAACGAAGACGACCTGCCGCACAAGAGTGAACTCCAGATATACATGGGCGTGGACCTTGCAATTGGCGAGAAGGAGTCCAACGACAAGTTCGCCATCGTGGTGATTGGGGTCACGAAGGACCGCGCCGCGTTCTATGTATTGGACTACTTCGAGGGCCAATTGCGCTTCACGGCGCAGACGGACAAGATCCTGGAGTACAACAGGCGCTGGGACCCCATACGGATAGCCATCGAAACCGTAGCCTATCAGGACGCCCAATATCAGAATCTGAAGGAGAGAAACCCAGACCTCCGCGCGAAGCCGGTCAAGACTCACAAGGACAAGGTGACACGCGCGCAAAAGCTTTCCGCCATCTTCGAGGACAAGAAGATGTGGTTTAGGAAAAGCCATCAGCTGCTGATTGAAAACCTCGTTCTGTTTCCCAATGCGCCACATGACGACTTGTTCGACGCTCTTGATTTGGCCGTATTGGCCTCCAAGAACGGTCGACGCCGGGCACGCCGCGATAAAGAACCGGGCCTGATCTAGCACTAGACTCGCCGGATGGGCGAAGCA